AAAGCTAAATATAAAAAAACCAAAAAAGGGATACTAACTGAATTGCGATGGCGGAAAAATCCAATTAAGAAAGAGATAGACAAAAGAAGTAGGAAAACTCCCGATGCAAAGCATTTAGCAGTACTACGTTCACAGAAACAATTAAAAGACAACAAATATGCCCAAGATGCAAAAAAAAGAGCAGATAGAATTTATATGTCAAGGACGCAGGGAAAGTTAAGAAAATGGTGGGCAGAAAATTCATTAAATGGTTGTGTGAAATGTGGTTCTTTTGAAGGATTGGGCGTTGACCATATTATACCAAAATCCAGAGGTGGGGGAGATGAAAAAGAAAATTTGCAAATACTTTGCAGGGTTTGCAATGGTAAGAAAGGGAATAAAATTGAAAACTAAGTGCGATTGTGGATGTGAGTTTGAATATACTCGTAAGGATATAATTGGAGGTCATTATCTGCTTTGCGGCGATTCGACAAAACAAAAAGATGTCGAGCGGCTTATGGATGGACAAAAGGCGGATATGGTATTTACCGACCCGCCTTATGCAGTAAATTATGGAGCAGACCAAGATTTATTAAATAAAAAAAGTAAAGGAAAATCAAGAAAGGTATGCAGACCAATTATAGCAGATAACATGACTACAAAAGAATGTTCTGAAAAATTATGGCGTCCGTCTTTTCATAATCTTTATTTAGTAGCCGCGGACGATTGCGCTTTTTATATGACAATGTGTCAAGGCGGTGACCAGATGATGATGATGATGATGAGCGAAAACTGGCAAATAAAACATGAACTTATATGGGTTAAAAGTTCACCAGTATTTTCTATGGGAAGGTTAGACTATGACTACCAACATGAACCAATATTATATGGGTGGAAGAAAAAGCATAACTGGTATGGGAAAGGTAAATTCATAAAATCAATTTGGGAAATACCAAAACCTTCAAAATCAGATTTGCACCCGACAATGAAACCTATTGAGCTTATTGAGAATGCATTATTAAATTCATCCCTTGAAGAAAACAATATTCTTGATTTATTTCTCGGTTCTGGCTCTACAATGATTGCCTGCGAGAAACTTAATCGGCGGTGTTTCGGAATGGAAATCGATGAAATATATTGTGATGTAATAGTCAAGCGGTGGGAAGATTTTACAGGTAAGAAGGCAGAACTCATAAGAGCACAAAAATAGCCGCCCCTAGGCAGTCTCTTTTTTGAAATTGAAAGATAGAAAAAATAACAGGCGAATTAAAATTAGCGATAGGTTCGGACATTGAACTGCAAAAGACATGGCCTTCAATAATGCTTTCAGGGTATGTAGGCAGCATATCTCATGGCACTGCCGGCGATGTGATTGACGACATAGATGTTTGCGGCATATTCATATCGCCCAAATCACACTATCTTGGCCTTACAAGAACAGACCATATTATGCGAAATCAAATCATAAATAAATATGATTTTGCCTTGTTTGAGATTCAAAAATACTTCCGTTTATTGCTGGCTAATAATCCAAATGTAATGTCACTGCTCTGGTTACCTGAGAATATGTATATCGACCGCAACGAATGGGGGAAACTTTTATTAGCGAACCGAATAAACGTATATCGGCATGACAATAAAATGTTGAAAGAAATAAAGTATGGCAAATGGACTTTGGAACAGGTAGAAAAAGAATCAGAGCGATTGCAACATTTTTTGGATGAGGCATTTGTCCATTGCACCTTGCCTAATTTTCCTGATTTCAGGAAGGCAGAGGATTTGCTCATGGAAATATTGAGCGATTCATTCAAATCTTTATAGAGTAAAAAATGAGGGGGAGAGAAACCATTAAAGGAAAAGAGGGGGGAGTATGAGACAGCATAGTATTCATTCACTCCTGCTTAAGTAAATCACGCCATATATCCGTATAAAAGTTTATATGGCTGAAAATACGGACATAAATCCAAATGTCAACATCTGCCTAATTGAGAAGGTCGAGGACCTTTTGCAGCAGGCAGGAGATAATCTGCTCAAAATCGAGCCTAAAAACATACCACAGAGAATCCAGCTCCAGGAGTTGTTGGTTGAAATCCAGATAAATATTATCGGCGAACTAAAGGAGCTCAGGAGTCTGTGCGAATGAACGACAATACCCCGAACATCTCTGAGCTTGCCGTAAAGACCCGGCACCTTACCCTGCTGCAAAAGGTCAAGGACGGCAAAAGGCTATCGAAGGCGGAGTTGAGGGAATTGCAACGATATGATGCCCAGAATAAAACCCCCACTGAAACAGTAGGCCAACAGAAAAAGAAAGCCGGACGCAAGAGCAAATATAATCCAGATAACAACAAAATCATTAAATCTTTGTGCGGAAGGGGTATTACAGATAAACAACTTTGTTTGTTTTTTAATATAGACGAAAAGACGCTAAATAACTGGAAGCATCAATTCCCTATATTTTTCCAGTCCTTAAAAACCGGCAAGGCATTGGCGGACGCAAAGGTCGAAGCCTGCCTGTTCCAGAGGGCGATAGGTTATTCCGTCCCTGATGTCCATATCAGCAGTTATGAGGGGGAAATTACAATAACGCCGATTATAAAGCATTTTCCGCCTGATGTTACCGCTCAAATATTCTGGCTAAAGAACCGCAAGCCTAAGCAATGGCGTGACAGGCAGGAACTTGAGCATTCGGGCGAAATCGGCGGCTATGGTGTGCTGGCTGTGCCTATAGGAATGAGCAAAGATAAATGGTTGCAATATATAAAACAAAAACAAAGCCAGGACAAAAAGACGTAAATGTTATCTGGCAGCCGCAAGAAGGCAGCCAGGAACTGTTCCTGTCATGCCCTATATATGAGTGCCTATACGAAGGCACAAGGGGACCCGGCAAAACAGACGCCCTGCTTATGGATTTTGCACAGTTTGTCGGCAGGGGATACGGCGCAGACTGGAGAGGAATATTATTTAGGGACACTTTCCCGAATCTCGAAGAGGTTATCGTAAAATCAAAAAAATGGTTTAACCGAATATTTCCGCATGCTGACTACAATAAATCAGAGCATCGATGGACGTTCCCAGATGGTGAGGAGCTGCTTTTTAGGTATGCCGACAATATTGACGACTACTGGAACTATCACGGTCATGAATATCCCTGGGTTGGCTGGGACGAATTGACGCGATGGATGAATCTTGAATTATACTTGTTGATGATGACGGTCTGCAGGTCTTCAAATCCAGACGTCCCCCGTCATTATCGAACAACATGTAATCCTTATGGCATCGGTCATAATGCAGTAAAAGCTAGATTCATAGACCCAGCTCCTATCGGGGAAATTATCACGGAGAAAGTTATAATCGAAGGAAAAGAGGAAGTAAGGGACAGAGTAACTATTCATGGCGAATATTCAGAAAATAAAATCTTAATTGCAAATGACCCTGAATATGTCAAAAATTTGCACATGCAATCGGACATAATTCGCAGGGCTTGGGCTTATGGCGACTGGGATATCGTTGCCGGCGGGATGTTCGACGACGTTTGGAATCCGAAGGTGCATATAGTGGAGCCGTTCGAGGTGCCTGCGACCTGGTACTTTGACCGGAGTTTCGACTGGGGCAGTTCAAAGCCCTACTCGGTCGGATGGTGGGCGGAGTCAGATGGCAGCGACATCAAACTGTCGGATGGCACTGCCAAAAGCACACAGAGAGGCGACTTGTTTCGTATTGCGGAGATGTACGGCTGGACGGGAAAGCCGAATGAGGGGACACGGGAGCTTGCTACGGAGATTGCCCGAAAAGTCAAACAATACGATACGTCCAACGGTCATATTATTCATGCCGGTCCTGCCGACTCCTCGATATTCGACAGGGAAAACGGAAAATGTATTGCCGAGGATATGGAGTGCCTTGGCGTCGGATGGAAGCGGGCAGACAAGAGCCCCGGCAGCCGAAAGAATGGCTTTGAACTATTACGGCAGAAGCTGAAGAACTCCATTACTAAAGACGGACCAGGCCTCTACGTTTTCGACACATGCAGGCAGTTCATAAGGACCGTCCCGGTATTGCCGCGTGATGAAAAAAATCCCGATGACGTGGACAGTTTAGCAGAAGACCACATTATAGACGAATGCAGATATCGTTGTCTTGACAGGAAATACACCTTGACGGTGAGGCAGGCAGGATAATTATACGGAGATTATGAATGAGCGAAGAGACAATAAATCCAGGCTTTTGTATCGGCCACAGCGGCGTAGCAGAGTCAATAATAAATCTCAAAAAAAGTGATGTAGAGCAATGGGAGCATATAACTAAAATCGAGGCGATACTGCCAAAATTAGTACCAGTATGGGTGACAATAATTCTTATGGTCATGAGCGCATTAACCGGCAGTGCATTGACATTTGCCGGCATGATTTTCAAATTTACAGGTAAATAATTATGTCTAATGAACAAATAGTGACAGTAAATATGCCTTGCAATGCTTACAATGAAATGCAATCGCGGTGGACTTTACTTGATGACTTAATGTCCGGTACAGATGCTATGCAGGCAAACGCAGCGACATATCTGCCGAAGTTCACTAAGGAAGACTCAAGGCACTATTCTATCAGGGTGGCAAACTCCACGCTTTTCGGGGCATACGCCGACACGGTCAAGAGTATAACGAGCAAGCCGTTCAGCAAGCCGGTGCAAGTCCTGGGCGAGCTGCCCGAGCAGCTTGAAGGCATCGAGGACGACACGGACGGCCAGGGCAAGAGCCTCCAGCAGCTTGCGAAGGACATATTTTCCGACTTTGTAACCTATGGTTTGGGGCATGTCCTCGTGGATTATCCGCAGACCATAACGCCGGAAGGACAAACGCCGAATCTTAAGCAGGAGCGTGAGAATGGATTTCAGCCCAGGCTTATTCATGTCAGCCCACAGAACTTAATAGGCTGGCGGGTAGAGAACGACACGACCGGCAGGCCGGTACTTACTCAGGTTAGAATCAAGGAGAAGCAGACTGAGCCGGACGGCGACTGGGGCGACAAGCAGGTCGACTACGTCAGGGTGATAAACCGGAACGACTGGCAACTATACAAAAAGAACGACGACGGTGAATATATCCTCGCCTTGCAGGGAGTCAATAGCCTCGGAAAAGTGCCGCTTATAACAGGCTATGCGAACCAAACCGGATTTATGATGGCGGACCCGCCGCTGAAGGAATTGGCGGAGACGAACCTGACCCATTATCGCTCAGAGAGCGATCAGCGGAATATACTCCACATGGTCAGGGCGGCAACCTTATTTATTAAAGGCTTTAATCAGGAGGAGGCAGATAAAATTGCGCTTGGCCCGAATCAACTAATTGCCACCGGAAGTCCAGATGCCGACGTTCGCTTTGTCGAGCACACCGGGGCCGGAATCAACTCGGGCGCAAAGGACATTGACAAGCTCGAGCAGCGAATGATGATGCTCGGCCTCCAGCCGTTCGTCCAGAGGACCGGCAGCCAGACTGCGACCGGCCAGGGAATTGACGAGTCGAGGGCGAACTGCGACATCCAGGCGTGGGTAATGTCCCTCGAATATACGCTATACAACGCCTACCAGCTTGCCGCCGAGTGGATAAAGGCCGAGTTGCCGGACAACTTCAACGTCAAGGTCGACAATGACTTTGCGATTTGGATGCGGGCCGCACAGGATGTGGCGCAACTGATTCAGATGCGCCAGGCAAAGGAATTGTCGCAAAGGACGTTCCTGCAAGAAATCAAGCGAAGGGGCATAATTTCGGACACCATCGACATAGACAATGAAATCCAGGCTATAGAGGCCGAAGGCCCGGCACTTGGTATGCTCGGATTAGGGGAAAATACAGGAACACAGAATGGCCAAGAAAAATCCTAAACTCCCGAAGATACCCACGACCGTCAATGAACTAATCGCAGACCGCGCCATCCGTCACTCCATGTATCTGGAGCGTTACAAGACGCAGGTAGTCTATGACCTTATCAAAGAACTTAATAAGCGTCTTGAGCCTAAGTTGGTAGCGCAAATCGAAAAGAACCTGCGGCAAATAATAGACCGAAATAGGCAACTTACGGAACTATTCAAATACAACGGAGAGTTGACACGAGAGGAATACAAATACATACTCGGCAAACTAAACGACCATCTCAGGGACTTCTCCGATGTCGAGGCCAACTGGATGGCCAAGACAATGACAAATACTATGCCCATAGCATTCGACTTTTTACTGCCCAGCGCCGCCTTGATAAAAAACATCGTGGAAAAGCAGCCTATGGACGGTGTATTAGTCAAGGACTGGTTTGCTAAACTGGCAGGCGATACGGCCTTCAAAGTTAATCGTCAAATCCAACTTGGTATGATCAACGGTGAGGGCATAGAGGAAATCGTCCGCAGAATCAAGGGGACAAGGGTGGCTCAATACTCAGACGGAATACTGGAGGCCAGCAGGAGCGATTTAAGGGCGGTCGTTCGCTCGTCCGTGTCGAACATATCGAACCTTACGAGGCAGGAACTATACCAGGCCAATAGCGACATAATAAAGGGGGTGGGATATATCGCGACATTAGACCCCAGAACTTGCGAGGTCTGTGCTGCGAACGAGGAGAACTCGCCCTACGATATTGACAATGTTCCCAGCCTTCCTGTGCACTGGAACTGTAGATGCAGCACTTACCCTATCACTAAATCCTGGAAGGAGTTCGGCATAGACCTTAGCGAGGCCCCGGAAGGCACACGTGCATCTATGAATGGCCAGGCGCCAGCCAGCCTGAAGTACTCCGAATGGCTTCAAAATCAATCGGCGGAAGTGCAGAACGACGCCCTCGGTGTAGGCAAGGCAAAATTATTTCGTTCAAACGAACTGAACATAAAAGATTTTATTGACCGACAAGATAAAGTATTGACGCTCGCTGAACTAAAAGAAAAGTTCGAGTAAGGAAATATAAGGGGAATGAGCTAAAAAGGACAATTGAATAAAAGGTGCGGGTTTCCGTAAGGCCGGCCAGCCATAACGGGACGCAAGAAAAAAAGACAGAAGGCAAGTAAGTGCTTACTCATTTACTTGGCCTTCTTTTTTTATGCCCGCACAGAACGAATAACGCGGGTGTGTTGCCCGCATAAAAATAAATGTATCAGGGCGGAATGCTCGGAAGCGGAATGCTTCTCAAAAGGCGGAATGCCGAAAGGAATCACAAAATGTCTATTTTAGCTGAAGTAAATCAAAAGGCTTTTGATGGTTTGACAGGAACTGTCGAGCTGAAGTCACTTTATGCCCAGCAGGAAAACGGAATGTTTAGGCTGGACGTAGAGTCTGTCAATGGTGTTGCTCTTGAGGATGTTACTGGCTTGAAATCCTCTCTGTCAAAAACTCTGGACAGGGAAAAGTTGGCGAACAAACAAAAAAAGGAAATTGAGGCAAAGTTTGACGGAATTGAGCCGGACAAGGCAAGGGAGGCTATTGCGAAACTTGAGGAGTTTGCGAGCGGAAAGTTCGATGACAAGGGCAAGGCGCAGATAGAGGCAGCCGTTAATCAATTCAAGGATAAGTCCGCTAAAGAGGCCGAGGTTCTCAAAAAAGAAATTGAGAAGCAAAAGACTGAGGCGGAAAAATGGAAAGCAGCAGCGGTTAAGAAAACCACCTCCACAGAAATTAACGGTGCAATCGCAAAAGCCGGGGCTAATCCTAATCTGAGTTACTATCTTGAAACTGTAACCAAGCCGGAACTTCAAGAGGACGGAACGGTAAAGCTAATAATTTACGACAAACAAGGCAACGTCAAATTGACCAACAAGAGCGGTTCAGTTGAGCCTATGACAATAGAAGAGCATGTCGCCGAGCTAAAAGGCATTGATTCTTTTGCTGCATTTTTCCCGGGTACAGGAGCTTCGGGCAGCGGCGCTACCGGAGGGACAGGCGGCTATAAACCGAAATCCGGCGTTATCAATATATCACGTGAGGACGCCAAAAATCCTGTCGCTTACCGGAAAGCCAGGGCCGAGGCAGAAAAAGCAGGGGTTCCCCTGCAAATAGCAGAGGTTTAATTTTTAAGGACAAATAACAATGGCAACAAACGTATTAGGTAAATATGACCCGATTTTCTACGCCCAGGAGGGCTTGATTGCCCTCGAAAAGGCGCTGGGTCTGGCCGGCAGAATCCATCGAGGATTTGATGCGGAAAGGCGGTCTTTCAACAAAGGCCAGACGATAAGCATCCGCCGACCTTCAGTATTCACTGCTGCACAGGCCCCATCCGTAGCACAGGCAGTGGCAACGGAGTACGTCGATATAACGCTCGACCAGTGGCAGGAGGTCAAGTTTGGTCTTACCGACCAGGAGCTTGCATATACGGGCGAGCAGATTATCAACGACCATATCCGGCCTGCGGCATACGCCCTCGCCGACAAAATCGACGCGGATTTGTGTACGCTATATAAGTACATTCCGTGGTATTACGATTTGTCCGGCACGCCAACTGTAGCAGATGTGACAGGTCCCCGAAATGTAATGTTCAACAACAATGTCCCCGTCTTCGATGAGGCGAACATGCACTATATGATGTGCGGAAGCCTGGCGCATAGTCTAATGGCGCTCTCGGCATTCGGTGAGTTCCAAGGCGCGGGACAGGCCGGCGTCGAGACGCAGCAAAGAGGTACGCTCGGTCGCAAGTTCGGGATGGAATGTTTCGCAAACCAGAACACACCCACGCATACTATGGGCGCTATGGCTGACCCCGCCGGTGCCGTTCTTGCGGGCGGCTGGCTCAAGGGAGCCACCACAGTTACTATAGACGATTTGACAGACACGCAGCACGTCCATGCTGGCGATACCTTCTCCATTGCCGGCTATACGCAGCGGTACGCATTCACTGCGGATACAACGGTTGCCTCTAATGCGCTTACTGCCGTCCCCATCTATCCGGCTTTGAAGGAAGCAGTTAGTGCCGAGGCTGTCGTAACTATCCGAATGGATACTCACGTGGCGAACCTGGCATTTCACCGCAACTGGGCGGCCCTGGCAATGGCTCCGTTGTCAGAGATGGGTAATGAACTTGGAGCAAAAATTGCAAGTATTACCGATCCGGTTACAGGTTTGTCTCTAAGGTCAAGAATCTACTATATCGGCAATTCATCCGAGGTGGATGTAGCCCTGGATGTTTTGTACGGCTACAAGATTCTCGATGGCAATCTTGCCTGCAGAGCCTGCGGATAAGAGTAGTTGAATTAACAAACGAAATGCCCGTCCGTCTATTTGGCTGGCGGGCATTTTCTTAAATCTTTAATAGGAGCATTTGCAAGATGGGACTTTTACCGACCACCAGAATCATGGGACCGAAAGGCCTGGCCATTATCAATACTTCAGACCTCGAATTGTACCGAGCCAAAGGCTTCGTAACTGAAAAAGAATTTGAGGCGGAGGCAAAAAAACAGGTCATTCCAAAAATTGAAACACCTGTCACTATTACTGATAAACCTGCCCAAAAATCAAAAACTACAAGGAGAAATCCATGAAGAAAAGTTTAATCTTTTTAATTTTTAGTGTCCTGATTTTGTGTTCTTTTGTCTATTGTGTTTCGGCCAATTTGGTCAGTTATCCGGCAGCCACTGGTAGAGTTGGCAAAATTGCCTTAACATTTACTCAGGATTTAGTTAGCACCTCTTTGACGACACGAAATGTGACAGGAATCCTCGACCGCATCGTC